AACCCAAAGTTTAAAGCTGAATTTAACAAGGCTCAGGAAGTAGGCATTAAAACTTTAGTTGAGAAAATGCTACAAATATTTGATACCGGACAAATGGATTTATCTCCAAATGAACTCTTATTCATTAGAGAAAAAAAGGATTTTCTTAAATGGTTAGCACCAAGAGTAAGCTCTTTATTTACTGAACGACAAAAATTAGATGTTAAATCGGATAGTGTTGTTAAAATTTCATGGGAGAGTGAGCCTGATCTTATTGATGTAAGTACTGCCGAAACAGTACCTACACCACCAAAGGATTAACTTAAATCGGTCCAAGCAGGTACTTTAAATTCTGCTAAATATTTATCTTGAAAATTAAATTTATTTAATCTTTTTAAGCATTTTAAAGCTAATTTTTTATTATTAAATTTTTTATATCTAGTGTTTTGGTGTGTTTCTTTCTCATCCCAACATCTAGCAACGCCAAATTTAACTGTGTATTTTTTCATATTTCCCCTTGTTTAGTTGTTTGTTTTTATAATGAGTATATATCACACCTTGAACACTCAATATATTTAATAGAGTTAATCTAGCTAACTCTCTTAAATTCTTATTCCCAACCTTGCGATCTTCTAGTTTTTTTCCAATAGTCATTTTTTTTCTTTTCATCTTTTATCCATTGATAGCCAAATATTACAATAGCTGACAAAATAATTAATATTAATTGCTTTTCACTTGACATATTTTATTCCTCATCTTTCATGTGTTCTTCATAACAATTATCGCATAAATAATATATACTTTGATTATACTTTAAAAGATTTGTACCCTCATCATAATTACATTCATGACAAGATGATTGCTTTTCACTTGTCATCTTTTAACCTCTTAAATTTATATTTAATTTTTCTTTTTAATTTTTAAAACACTCATTTGAAAATCAACATCAAACATAATGTCTTTTTTTAATTGTTTGATTTGCTTCTCGCTACTCATCTGATACCTCATGAAATTCTTTTTTAATGTAGCAAGGTGAACACAATAATTCATTATCAAAACTACAAATTAATTGATCTTCTTCCTCTAAATTATTGCACTTATCACAAAATATTTTATTTTTATCGCTGCTCATCTTTTACCTCAAATCTAACCTCAAATATTCCTTGCTTATCTTTGCCATAATGAGCCATTATTTGATTGTCATTTATAAAATCACAAACCATTTTTTCTACATATTTTCTACTATGTGTTTCGTAATGGTTAGGACTATTTTTTATTTGTTTTTTCTTTTCTTCATACATTCTAGCTTTGTTGCTATCTTGTAATTCTGCTTTTTGTTCGTATCTCATTATTCCTCGCTTTCTGTTGTTATATATTCACTTCCACAACTAGCACAAACTTCGGTCATTTGAGAAAGCTCATACCAACTATAACTTTTTTCATTGTTAAATTCTTTTAACAACGTACCTTCAATAAAATCACAATCTAAACATTTTGACATTTATTTTTCCCCTTTTTTAAGTTTGATTTCATCTTTCCAGTTATCAATTAAATCTTGTTCTTTTTGTGTTGCTTTCTTGTCAGTAATAAACTTTTTAACATGATCCGGAAGAATATTAGAGCCTATAAAGCCGTCTGAACAAATATACTCAAATGGTTGTATATGCTCTAATTCTTTGTCTATTTTTTTAAACATTTTTTTTCTTTATTTATAATTATTGAAGCTAAAATATAACCGCCAATTATTTGAGTAGCTGTAATTAAACAACCAACAAATAATATATGTAATATAGCTTCAAGCATTAATTAAGTTCCATTTGTGCAAATACATTATCTATTAATTGAGCTATCAGGTACTCTATACCTAAATAGCTCAAAAATAAAATGAATGTAATCATTATTGATACAATAATTATTTGCTTAATCATTAAGCAACCTCTTTTTTTTGATTATCACTTAACCACGATTGAGCTTTTTCCATTAATTTTTCATATATATTATGAGCTATAATATCATAAGCATTATCGCAACCCTCAGAAATACCACTTTCAGATGGATAACCTAACCAAAGATCATCACAAGCTAATTGAAGTCTATCATAATTATATACTGGAACATGACTATCAACATATTCATATAATAAATCTTCGTTCTCTAATATTTCTTTTTTATTGTCGTTTAGCTCATCAATTAGATTTTTTTCTAATTGATACATATTTATTCTTTTAGTCATTGTTTCCCCTTTGTTAGTTGTTTAAGTTTATTGTTTTACCAAAATCACGCATTGGTCTATATTTCTTACCATTTACAAAAACCAAAAATTGTTGGCTTACTCCAGCTTCACAAATATCAATAGCTGTTTTCATGTCGTTTACTTCAAACACTTCTGGCTTTTGCCAAATTGATCGAAGCTCTATTTTAACTTTAGGTATATTTCCTGCCATTGTTGTTTCCTTTGTTGTTTTATTTGTCATTAGCCATATTGGTATATTATAATTAAGGCATAAATGAGGCATATATTAATTATTTTATGTGTGGTAATAATGTCACAAAATGAGATATGAATATTTAATAACTGATACTGATAAGAATACTGAAGTTGTTAAAGCTATGTCTTATAAAAAGCTACTGAAGAAGTTATCAAGCAAGTATAAGAATAAAGTAGTTCAAATTAAATATATCAATAAACATAAGAATGAATTAATTAAATTTATTAAAGTCAAGGAAGTTGAGTAGATAATTCAGTATCATATTATAGCAACAACAATCTTTTCAATGCGTATGTGATCGGTTTGTATTACTTCCGATAACGTTTAATTATCGGTAGTGATAAATGCCTATAAATTGTAGGAATTTGACTTTAAAAGAGGGGGGTATACCCCAGCTTAGGGTCGCATTTTTTTTTTATATATATGCTCCGGATTTCTCAACAGACACACAGACGTCTTTAAAAGTAACCCACACCTAAATATAAAAGCCTTTATACTTTAATTTTTTTTTTATTTACTATATCTAGTAGTATATGTGGGAGTATATACAAGACGACTTAATTTCTATTGTTGCTATAAATGAAAAGACTAATACTCTTACCATTAAGGTATATGGTTTTCAGGATAAATTAGCTGCAGAAACTTTTGCTCATTATACTATGAGCTTATTACAGTTTGATTATCATACTACTGATTATAGTATGCTATCTAAAATGATACACTAGATATGGATATTAAAATTCCTTACACCCCTAGAAAACACCAAGCCTTGTTGCACAACAAAATTTCTAAATACAGATGGTCTGTGCTAGTTTGCCATAGGCGGTTCGGCAAAACAGTATGCATGATTAATCATCTTATACGATCTTCCTTATTATCGAAACAAAAGAACCCAAGATATGCCTACATCTCACCAACCTTTAAACAAAGTAAATCTATTGCTTGGGATTATATGAAACAGTTTACCGCCAAGATTCCTTATACGAAGTTTAATGAAACGGAACTAAGAGTAGATTTACCTAATGGTGCAAGAATTACTTTACTTGGATCAGAGAACTCTGACGGGTTAAGAGGTATCTACCTAGATGGATGTGTAATAGATGAGTATGCTAATGTAAACAGTAAGTTGTTTCCAGAAATTATAAGACCCGCATTATCAGATCGCAAAGGTTACTGCGTTTTTATTGGAACACCACAAGGAATGAATAATAATTTTTACGAACTCTACCAACACGCACAAGGTGCGGAAGATTGGTTTAACTATAAAGCTAAAGCAAGTGAAACTAAAATTGTAGACCCAGAAGAGTTGGTCAAGGCAAAAGAAGTAATGGGAGAGAAGAAGTACCAACAGGAGTTTGAATGTGATTGGATAGCAAATATAGAAGGTTCAATTTATAATGATGTGTTGGTTAAGATGGAAGATAACAAACAATTAACTAGAGTACCTTATGATCCTAGTTTACCAGTCTCTACGTCTTGGGATTTAGGCGTGGCGGATCATAGTAGTATTATTTTTTATCAGCAACTAGGTAGATCAATTAATATTATAGACTACCATGAAGAACGTGGACAGGGATTACCGCATTACATTCAGGTATTGAAACAAAAAGATTACGTTTATAAAGAACATTTTGCACCACATGATATAGAAGTTACCGAATTTGGTAATGGTAAAACCAGAAGAGAGGTCGCCTATCAATTAGGAATAAGATTTAAAGTTGTTCCAAAACTACCACTAGAAGATGGAATACACGCAACCAGTATGATCTTGCCTAGATGTTGGATTGATACAGACCATTGCAAAAAATTAATAGATGCGTTAAGACATTATCATCGGAAGTATATTGATAAAAATCGTATGTTCCGAAGTAAACCTGTTCACGATTGGTCATCTCATGCGTGTGATGCGATGAGGTACTTAAGTGTTGGTTTACAAGAAATAAAAACTGGACAAATTGCTCCACAAGATGTAGCAGATAACAGTTACCAAATTATATAGGAATTAAATATGGGTTCAATTTTTAAACCAAAAATGCCACCATTACCACCGGTTCAACCACCACCACCAATACCAGAACCTACGCTTTCTGCTGAAGAAAAAGAAAAGATAGCATCAGATAGAGCAGCGGTAGAAAGAAAAAGACGTGGTAGAAAATCTACAATATTAACAGGATCATTAACGCCTGAAGCTGAAGAAGAAATAGAGAAAAAAACTTTGTTAGGAGACGCATAATATGGGTAGTTCAAGTGCCGGTAGTTCAGATTCCAACGAAGGTTTCGGACCTCAACCAGTAAAAACTAAACCAAAAAATACACTTCAAAAAGTTGGAGATTTTATTAAAGGCGGTGGATTTACGGGAATGGCGGTAAGAGCAGTTAAAGGTTCAATAGAACAAAATAGAAGAAATCAATTAACTGCACAATTTAAAGGTGAAGAAGGTACTACAAGAACTATTACTAGAGTAGAAGGTGGCGAAAGTGATAATATACCACTTGCAAAAAATGTTGGCGGAAAAATAGTTAAACTTACTCCTACGTCAGCAGAAATTTCACAAAGTAACGCAGCAGACGTAACTTATGATGAAAGAAAAACAAAATCTAAAGGAAGAACAATGACAATTTTAACAAGCACAAAAGGAGTTCGTAAAGATGATGAATTAGTTTTAGGTAAAAAATCTTTACTAGGAAGAGCATAATGGCAAAAACAGAACTAACATCAAAATTAATTTCAAGATTTGAAAGACTATCTGGTAGACGACAAAACTGGGAAACGCATTGGCAAGAAGTTGCTGATTATATGTTACCAAGAAAATCAGATATTAATAAAAAAAGAAGTCGTGGCGATAAAAGAATGGAGCTTATATTTGATAGCTCACCTTTACAAGCATTAGAATTATTAGCATCATCATTACATGGTATGCTTACAAATCCATCTACACCTTGGTTCACTTTAAGATTCAAACAAATAGAAGATTTTAATGATGACGAAGCTAAGATATGGTTAGAAGAAGCAACGGAAGTTATGTACAAAGCATTTAACAGATCAAACTTCCAACAAGAAATATTTGAATTATATCATGATCTTATTACCTTTGGTACAGCTTCAATGTTTATTGAAGAAGATGATGATGATTTATTAAAATTTTCCACAAGACATATTGATGAAATTTTTATAGCTGAAAGTCAAAAAGGTAAAATTGATACAATCTTTAGAAAATTTAATATAACGGCTAGAGCATTAGTTCAAAAATTTGGAGACAAAGTATCAAGAGATATTCAGGCTTTATCTCAAAAAAATCCTTATGAAGAAGTAACTATTATTCATGCGGTTTATCCAAGAAACGATTTTAATCCAAATAAAAAAGATAAAAAGAATATGCCATTTGAATCTGTTTATTTTGAATACAAAGGTGGAAATGAATTATCAGTTTCAGGATTTAAAGAATTTCCTTTTGTAGTTCCAAGATATTTAAAAGCATCAAATGAAGTTTATGGTAGATCACCTGCGATGACAGCATTACCTGATGTTAAAATGTTAAATCAAATGTGTAAGACAACTATTAAAGCTGCACAGAAACAAGTAGACCCACCTCTATTAGTTCCTGATGATGGTTTTTTATTACCTGTTAGAACAGTTCCTGGTGGATTGAATTTTTATAGATCAGGCACAAGAGATAAAATTGAACCTTTAAACATTGGTGCGAATAATCCATTAGGTTTAAATATGGAGCAGCAAAGAAGAGATGCAATTAGAAGTGTGTTTTATGTAAACCAATTAATGATGCAAGATGGTCCACAAATGACAGCGACAGAAGTTATCCAAAGAAATGAAGAAAAAATGAGATTACTTGGACCAGTATTAGGAAGATTACAATCAGAATTATTACAACCCCTTATTGATAGAGTATTTAATATTCTATTAAGAAACAACCAGTTTGCTCCACCACCTGAATCTTTATCGGGTGTTAATATAGATATTGAATATGTTTCTCCTTTGGCAAAGGCACAGAAATC